TTCAGCTGACAGTGCGAGCGGGAAGATATTGCTCGATGTCGTCGTACTCAGCGGCAACATCCGGCTGGATGTAGCAGATTTCCACGACAAGGTAACCATACTTACCGGCATTGGCATCGCCAGAAGAGATGTAGAAACCACCAGAAGTCGTGGTGGAATCAGCAGTTTCCTTGGCATACACCTTGAAGGTGGTGCCAGTGGTCAGTTCCTTGTAGACCTTACCAGCAGCAACGCCAGTGGCGCCAGTGGCAGTAAGGAAAGGAGTTGCGCTCAGTGCAGCGGAACCAGCGGCGAAGAAAATTTCACCAGCTTGGCTGCCGGACACGGTAGAGGCAAGGTTGGCTTGGATGAAACCTTCGCCAACACCAGAAGCAGCAACAGGGCTACCGGAGTTATCGCGACCGAACGAAATAACGTTACCGGTGGCAGCATAGATGCCAGAAGCAGTGCGATCATCGCCCCAGCCCGAAGCAACAGAAATGGTTGCGCGATAGCCGTAGGCGGGATAGGTGGAGCTACCGGAGACGACCATACCGGTGATATCGGTACGGGTGTCATCGTTCCGATATGGAGAAGGAACGATCACGTCGCCGGAAGCAACAGCACCTACACCAGAAGTGGCGGTAACTTTCAGGTAACCACGCTGCTGGAAGTACTTGTAACCAGGAACAGCGAGGACGGAGGTGGGACCAGCGGCAGAGCTGTCGTTGGAACCACTGTCGTTGGTATCGATGTTTTTGTACCAGCCGTTCAGAGGTTCGTTCCAGTTGCCGGGGTAGATTTTTTTAGCGGACAAGTAGGACATTTATTTCTCCTGTGGGTTTATTGTTTACCAATATCAAACAGTACCATCGTCGCTGACGAAGCTGTAGGCAGTGGTCACAAAGTCCTTGTTCAGGATCTCGAAGCCAGCATACAGTTGCCAGATGAGGATGATGAAACGGCTGAAGTCATCGTTGTTATTGATGAGCACCTGAGCGTTGGGGCCACCGATACCCACGCCGATGGACTGAGGACCGAAGAAGAAGCCTTGTGCAGCTTCCTGAGAGGCGTAGCTGGAACCGTCGTCGAAAGATGTGGTAACGTTCTTGGTCGGGAAGTTGGTGGACTCGTAGAACTTCACACCCTCGAACTGAACACCAGTAGGCATCACGGGCTCACCAGCCAGGAAATAAGCCTGACCAGCTTGGGGTCCCATGTAGAAGCTGGTGTTGTTAGGCATCATGGGGTTAGCCATGTACATGCCTTGACCAGCGTTACCAGCGTAACGTGCAATCTCACGGAAGTCACTGTCACGACGCAGGTGCATCATGAAGGTTGGATCGCAGATGCAACGATACAGACCGTCAGCAAAGGTCGGAACATTACGCTTACGCAGATCCTTAACAACTTCCAGGAGGTCAGTGCGAACAGAGAACTGCTGAATTTGGTTGCCGTACTCAGCAGCGGTGTAAGAAATACGTCCGGAAGAATCTTTGGTCTTACCACCAGCGAAGTAATAACCACCCTGAGAAGCAGAGGCAGCACCATTAGCTTCGGCTTTAGCGAGTTCATCAAGGAACACGCGATCACGCCAACGGCGATAATCGTCGAGCAGGGTCAGAGAGCCAATGCTCTGGTGGAACATGTTCAGGTTGCCGGTATCAAGCAGCAGACGCTGAGCAGTAACCAGGGTTTCGCGGGCAATCTTAAAGGTGGAAGGCTGGGTCGGATCAGCCGGGTCGGCGGGGCCGGTGTATTCCTTAAGCACAACAAGCACCTTCTCTTTGGTGATGTTGCGGCTGTTGGCAGTACCAATGGTTTGATCAGCCACACGCTCACGGCTGTCCTTGGTACCAGGGGTTCCCCAGAACTTGTAGCGATCGAGCTGAACAGTCTGACCAGGCTGACGAGTGAAGTCATGAACCACCACGGGCTCTGTGGCCATTTCACAAACGTAAGCCGGATGAGGGCGGTAGAGTTCCGCACCTAGGAGTTTAGGAAAATCTGAATCAATGAACACTTTTTATCCTCCAGTGTCGCAGGAAAGAAATTTAATCGGGAGATAGACTCAGACTTGGTTAAGTCTTTAATCTATACAAATTCTAGCAGCCGGTAATTTTGCATACCGGCCACTAAATCACTCCATAACAAACAATTTGTTTGCAACAGACTGAGGGTCAGCAGTATTCAAGATGCGCCAGGCTTGGCTGGGATCGTACTGCATTTGCTCAGAGAAAGACTGCCAAACGTCACCAGGGCGTTGTGCAGCTGCTGCCTGAGGGGGCGCGGGAAGTTGTCCGGTCTGAACAGCAGCAGGAGAGGTGGCATAACCACGGCTTTCCAGCTGAGCTTCATTTTCATACACCGGATAAGGACCTTCGGGACCGAAGAACTTCAGGGTGTAATCAGACAACACATCGGGATTCGTAAGGATCTCGTTGTATGCCAGGTTCTCGCGATGCTCCTCGACGGAGAACTTGGCGTAACCTTCGATCAGGTTAGAGGCGGTCTTACCCCAATCAAGTGCTTGATCAAGAAGACCTTCCAGGTTTACGGCGTACTGGTTTAGAAGTGCCGGTGCCTCGGGACCGAATGCGTTCAGAACCTGACGGCTCTCCTCGCTCAGGTTGTAGTAATCCGCGATCGCGCTGTCCACTTCCGCGTGGGCCTGCCGGGCTTCCTGCCCGGAGAGATCCGAGGAAGTTTGGGAATAGTTGGGCGATAAGGTCTGGTTGGGTGACCAGGTCAGCGGAGCCGATTGAGGCATAACCGGGGCGTTGGCCGGTGAGGCGTAGTTCGCCGGGGTAGCCTGAGGGGTCGCCGTCGTTGCGGACTGTTGACCCTGGAACGGGGATTGAACTGGTTGACTCAGTAGCCCCACCACTTTGTTGAATGCCGACTCCCATGGGTTGCCCACTTGCTCCGTCGGTTGGGATTGGGGGACGTACTGAGACGGGCTTGATGGGGAGCTGGTAGTCGCTTGAGGGACTGCTTGGGGGTAATTCATACCCACCTGATACGCCACCGGGGCCGCCTGGGGTGCCGGGGCCTGGGGTGCCGGAGCCGTCGCTACGTAGCTGCTGGGTGCTACGGCTGGTTGTACTTGGCTCGTCGGTTGGGTCGATTGGACGGTAGCGTCCTGCATAACTCATCTCCTGTTGTAATGCTTCTAGAGTTCGATACAGATATGGCGTTAGATCCAATCTCGGATCTGCAGCCATCGGAAGGTCCGGAGATTGCGGGTGGGGAGTCTGCATCATGCCCCCCACTAATCGAGCAAATTGGGAATAAGCTCCCTGTAGCTCGTTCACCATCCTGAATGGGAACCCCGATAACATCGCGGCTCTTTCTTCTTCCGTTTTAGAAGGAAAAAGAAACTTCAGTGCTTCTATACTATCAACACCCAACTCTTGTAAGTTTCTTACAACAATTGAATTCTGAACAGTATCTTGAGCAGTGTCTTCGTAAACAGGACCAAGCCACCGCCATTGCATGGTTACATCCCCGTCAGGGATTAAACCAACAACACCTGGAGGTATTCTTTCAACTTCCAGTAACGCCCTCATAAGGCGCTTCAATTGTTCATTATACATCCGCATTGCCTCTTCATACAATGCGATGGTTTCAGGTGTTGCTTCTTCATCTAAATCAACGGGCTTTTCAATGCCTGCAACTTTCGCCAAACTGTCTTTAAATAAGTTCTCTTCTTGGAAAATAATGAGTTCCAAACAGCGGCTGATACCGTAATCATAAATTGCTCTGGCTTTTTTCTTGGCAGTGGCTGCAACCCTACCATAGATAGATTTCAACTCAGTTGCAGTAATACTTGCAGACAAACCAAGCTCATCAATGCCACCCAAAGCAAGGCGAATCTCTTCACGGATTGAACGAATGTAAGAAACCTGATCTCCCGTGACAGCATCAGGAACAATATAACCAACTCGATCATTAGGCTCCAGGTTAGCAATGACCCGGGGAACACGCATCTGACCGTCCATGCCGCGACTCACGGGGTCAGCTTTGAACATCGATGCGCTTAAGGGGCTAGCACCACGGAAACCTGAGTTTGCTGCAATAGAGGGTCTTTGTACAGTTTGAACATCGCCGGACTCCATCAGGTCAGTCTTGGGGCGGCTACTCAGCAACGTCGGATTACCAAAGAACTGAACATTCTTTCGCATCGTGCGCGTCATCTCATCATGGAGACAAATTTGATCAGCCAATGCATCAAACTCTCCACAGCCTTCGGTAGCAAAACCCTTAGGATTATTGAAAATCTCAACACACGGAATAAAACCGAGGCTATTTTTCAGCGTCTTTGTCCGTCCGCTGTAACCTGATGGAGGTGAGTCAAATGAAATTTCAGAATCTGAATGTGTTTCTGTGATCGTTTTTCTTTTGATTGACAAGCGAATATATTTCTTTTGCCCCTTAGAAGCCCCCATCTGACCGTTGGTCAGTTGCTCAAGATCCGCGAAGTCAGGCTGACTAAGGTTCCCCGGTTTCTTTACGCGATAGCTATAGATGATGACAACTTCATCAAGTTCCCCATCAACGTTGTAATAACTCCTATATTCATGTTTTCGGAAATAATAAAGACGATAGTTGCTTTCCGTGGGACGGATATAGAACATACCCTGTCCATCACAAAGGAAATATTCCCAAATGGAATCTAGGCGAATATCAATCTGATTAAACTTAACGACGCGATCGATGAAGTCCTTGCGCTGGTTACCAAAGTTATCCTGTGCAGGAAAAAATTCAACACCCTGGCGAATGCCGAACATCTTCATCTGTGATAAGTGACCAGCAATAATGTTCGTGTCGACGCCAGCTCCTCCATCGCGTTCCAAATAGGAGTCAATGATCTCTTTTAGCCGGTTCTTAGCGTCCGCCATTAACTATCCTTCTTTTTATCTCTGTACATCTTAGCAGATCTGGCTGCTTTGCCTGCTTTTTTTGCTCGTTCCGTATTGGATACGAACTGTTTACCTTTACGGCTGCCCTCTCGTTTCTTACGATCAGTTTCTTCCCTCTCCTGTTTCGACAGTGAAGCCCAGGCTTTTTCTGGAAGGTAGCGCTTGGTGTAACCTTTTTGAATTGCTTTATCACTTGACATTATTCACATTCTCAATAAATGACGTTTATTTAGAATCTTTATATTTCTTGGCAGCAGACTTAGCTTTCTTTCGTTTCTCGTACTCATCCTTAGTCATCCATTTTTCCTTAGACCATTTCTCTAAAGACTTCTGCTTTTTACCCTTGCCACCTTTATATCCACCACCTGCTTCTTCGTACTCTTTGGCAAGCAGCTGACTCCTGCGGGCACTCCACTGTCCTGGCTTGCCTGCCTTGGAACTCTTCATGATGCGGTCTTTAATCCGCTCACGCAGTTCTGGTTTCGTGTACTTACTGTCGTCTTGTGACATCAGGAAACAAACTTATTAGTGAAACCCGGTGGTACGTCTTTTACAACATTTGCAGGAGGAATTTTCCGATCAAACTCAGAGCCAGGCATGCCTTGAGGAACGCCATAACCTCCGGGCTGCATCGGGAACATCTGAGGCAAGTCATTACCTCCGTCATAAATACTCCGACTAGGCATTCCACGTAATCCAGGGTGATCATAAACACCGAAAGGATTTTGTGGCACACCCATCATGGGAACAATCGGCATGCCCTGAGCCATTTGTATTCCACCCATGTTTCCAATGGCAGGCATACTTCCCGCACCGGGGAACATTGCACGACGGAACTGAATGTCAATTGCACCCTCTCTACCGGGCTCACCTTGAGGAAACTTTCGAACAGGCTCATAATCCCGGCGACCCGGTTTGTTTTGCTCTTGAATTGTTTTGTAGCGTCCACCACCCCCGAATGGCAGATCAACACCTGCGTAGAAATTATTTCCTGGCGCACCAGGGGCGTTTTCCATTCCGCTATAACGAATCATTGTTTTATTCCTATTACATCGCCGGACGAGGAGCATTCATATCGGCAACGTTGTAATAATTCATCTCCTGACCTTTATTCGCAATAGCGTAATCCAGCATGTTACCGCTTACGCGACG